ACCAAATCGTCTGTGGTTCCCAGAGTACGGTTACTACCAGCAGCCCCTAGCAATAGGAAGGTTGGGGTAGCCGGTGCAGGGAGTCGTATGCCGAACCAAGCGTTCTAGTCGTGAGACAGACGTGAGAGCCATAAATCCCGCTTACATTTGTAAGCATTAAAGATTTATGTGGTATTCGTCGCTATAGTAATATAGGGCGATTCTGGGGGATGTGAAAACATACCTACGTTGCGATTCCCCATTTGGTGGAATCGGGTCGTACAAACCCAGGTTGGAACTGAATACGGTTGAAAGTAAGAGGAATCTCGTTTTGGGGAACGAGAGGGTGCTTATGAGTATGCTTATGTTCAACAGCCCCAAAGGCTGGCTTTATACCAACACTTAGATCGGAGTATATATGTTAGTTGACCATTGCTGAAAGTATTTTTAGAGATTCTGTAGCTATTACTCCTAGTTGGGGTTCTAAGGTTATGGTGGATGCGGGCATCCTCTTGACATGGCTCCTCGCAAGGAGCTTTCTCTTAATTTATTCGATGTTGGTTCTATGATGTATGTATTCTTGATTGCTAGGTATACTTATGGAGTGCAATTAGTTTTTTCGCTTATATGACTACCCAGAGTAACTCTACTCATACCCCAGTGTCAACCCAGCCCAGCTTGAGCGGATCCTAATAAGAGACCTCCTACGATATCGAGGCTCTCCTAGAATTAGATGAGCAAGTTAGAGCAAAGGTCACGCCGAACCGAATTGCTTCTATGATTGATACTTATCGAATTCTACAGCTTCCTAATCCCATGGCTACTTTTTGGACAAAATTTGCCATGGTCCTATCACTTTACTTGTACACCGATCCAATTGAAGACGAATCTGAAGACCAGGAATACACCCTAAATGGTGGTTCTGAATCCTCCTCAGATAGCGTTCGTACACCGGAGACCATTAGAAAGAAAGTAAAGATAGAAGACACCTAAGATAACGCACTGACCATTAATAGTCATGAACGATGGCATCCATTTGTTTAACAAGAGAATGGGTCAGTATTGTGCGGGTGTAATAAATGTAGGGCATAAAGACAGTTTGTTGCTGTAGGGCACAAATAACGAGACTGTAGTTGCGATTTATGCCTACCTATTGGATCATTGCCGGCCATCTCTCCAATAGGCATGGTCCATTGGCTACTTATTGTAGCCGTATCATACCATTCCCTTAGCGTCGAAGAACTTATAGCTTATGGGGCCTTTTATTTACTGATGTTACCCAGATATGTGTCACGCTCTGTTAGCGTATTTGACTTTTTCTGGATAGGATTCGGTTATTGGGGTTCTTATGCTTCGATGGTGCGTACTCTGTTCCTGATAAGGACAGATCTTTCGGTATGGTACAATATTTGCGCGGTAGTGGTTACATTGATGGCCGCGCTCTTCTCCTTCGTCACATTCTTCCTGCTGTATTTTGTTATGTTAGCAGGAGCCGCATTTTTAGCCCCTTTTTTATTCATAGAACTATTTTTGATAGTCTATGGGGAGTACTTCGCTTTTGTACTCGGGATGGCCTTTTATTACACAATGTACTTAAAACATGGAACTATGTATCTTAAATTTTTTAGATATATTATGAACGTGTTTTATAGATTTTGTGATTTATTTGGTCTGCGGAGATATGTGGACGATTTGGCCCCAATAGTCGTATCTTGTGTCACTTAATGCTAAGTTTAAGTGCTACTGCTTGTGGTGGAAGTGTAAGATTCTTATCGAAATTTTGCTGGCCTAATCTCGGATTTGCGAGGTATAGGAGCGAAGTCTAAAGTAAGTTTCAAACATGTTGCAGCCCACTTTTCTGACGCAGAAATGCACAAAGAACACAAGAACTTTCATTCAATGGCAGATTTTCGGTAGCCTATAGATGGGAAAGATGTAAAAAGAGATTTCTGTTTGACAGAAGCTTTCTTATATATCTTCGGCGTCTTACACCGAGACGAGCTTGTTTATCTCATGCCTCACCAAGGAGATGAGTAAGCTGGGCAAGATTGTTTGTAATTATGGAATGAAAGGAAGGCCTAGGTAGTGATTTTATACTAGAGGATGAAATAGTACGGAGTTAGTCAAAAAACGTTGGACATGCTGTTCATGTAAGACAAAACCCCAGAGATTGACTCGTGGCGTATAAAACCTTTGAACTACATAGACCTTTGCGACGCGGTAGATGCTCTAGATGACGAGGGATTTAGGATCAACCTCGGGACCCCAAAAGACATGAACGAAGATACAGACCTGTTGATAATAAAAGGTCATGCTTATTTACATAAGGATTTCGTGTGTCTATCTAGAGAGAAGAATAACCAATAACCCTAGTAGTAACTAGACTAGATTATTGAGGAGAAGAAACCCAAGGTAGAGAAAGGGCCAGGAGAGGCGCCCAAGGGAGATCCCATGTCCGAAGAACCCGTCGGACCCAAGTTCGAGAAAATGCCATTAGAGTAATTAGTTAACTAATAGCACGCTTTTATAGTCTTTACCCAGTTTGTCCAACATTATGCCTTGTTTGGACTATGCGGTACGGTTGAGAGGTCTAATGATAATATGGTAGTAATACATCACGTAGAATTTACCTCCCGCGCACTATAATCACGAACTTGGCCCCTCCTGTCAAAAGGGGCAGGCGAATTATACAAGAGATAGATAGGCTTTAACGTCTGGATCGTTATAGCAGATTCTCTTGGGTAATCGGACGACTATATGGTCACTCACGAAGGGTTCTCATTCCCTCGAGTGTTTATAGAGAAGATTAGATTTCTTCAGACTGGGTTGGCAATTAATGCTTCCCAAAAGTAACTAGTGAAATAGCGGTTTATAGAAACATTTTACCCATATTCTATAAATGAGAAAGGAATAGTTATTTCTGGAGATCTCTACTCTGAGCTTGACCATCATCTAGAAGGTTGTTCTCGGTATGTCTAATCCTCACTTTAGCGTGACTTAGATGGATACTAGGAATATATGCGCTATAAACCTTAGTGGATGAAGTTGTTGTTCCGGAACTTGTAGTACCCACGTTGGATTAAGTTTACTCCGAAGGACGGAGAGACTTTTTCCGATTACGTCATACGGTACTTAAAACTAGACGATAACATGTTCGGTTTTGTTCTTAGACTATTCATCGGTAGTATAAAAGATTAGGATGTAGTGACTCCAGTCCTATATCTCAATATTCTTATGTAAAATTTCTACGGGTTAGTCATTAATAGGCGCTATGTACCTGAAGTTGATTTGCTAGCACTATAGAACGAACATGGTTTCGTCCAAGGGCTCAGAGTCTTCCATCGAGAAACCCTTTAACTCTGGGAGCCCATAGGAAGGGTCGAGGTGAAGTAAAAGACACTCGACCCATTCTCCAACCCCGTCATAACTGATCATGTACATAAAGATCGGTCTAATTATACTCTAGATTTTATTAATAAAAATTCTGTGCAAGATTTCTAGATGTATGACCCAAAGACGGGGAAGAAGTTGTAGCTGGATAATTACTATGACTTCTTATAACAATACTGTACCTGTAAGTAGAATTAGGATAAATTTAGTGTGAATTCCATTTCTTCCTAGTTAGACTTTACACATTCCATGTATGGTAGTTGTCCATGTAATGCCTTTATAGCTGTAACTACGAGGGCAGGCGGATCTTTATTGATGGGATAGAGAACCGTATATGACGAGTTTGCTAGTTGGTTCCTAGCGAGTGATGTGTTATCAAGGTTTGTGTCTCGTTTTCATTTGTTGGATAGATAATCTGTTTCTAAATAGGTCTATCTAGAACACATCGCTGAATCTAATAAACCAAAAGCAGAAAAGTATGCACGTGGGTCTCTGCTTGCTAGGTTCAAGAACAAGATTGTCCTAGTGTTTTCATGTTTTCCAAAAGTTGGAGAGTACTTTCTCAAGAGTTTCTATACTCTGTACTCATCTCTCTCCAACCGACCTCGAAATATCGCCAATCCTGATATTACAGTATTAGGAACTGCTAATCATGTTAATTACATCGGTTTGAAACTCCTTAAATAAGAGTTTCCCGAATACTCCAGCTACCATAACAATGAGGAGTTGAGTAATAAATTAAAAGGCGATTTTGAGTATATGCGGCGGAAAGGAAAAACCTGGTGTGCGTCCACTGATTTTAGTAGTCACGATTCTAACCAACACCACCGACTTCTTATGGCGGTGGACTATTAGATTTGGAGCACCCTTTATCCGCTGCTCTTTCCTATCTTAGAACAACCAATCTCGATGTATGAGCAGATTTTTAAAGCTATCACTAATTACTCGAGAAAGTTTGTGTATAAATTGAAGATAGGGAAGAAGTTCAAAACCCTGTTTAGCTACATACTCTATGGGGGTGTAGCATCGGGGGACCCGTGTATGACCACCTTTGGTAATACTATAAGGGTCATTTGTATGTACAGGTTCATTCTGTACAAGGCCGGCATTACTGACTATCGTATGAGTGTAGGGGGGGATGATTTTTTTATCATCCTCCTGTAAAAAGACAAGCTCAAATTTTAGAATGCCGTGGCGTACTATTTCTCAACCCAATAATTGGGTGTCTAGGGGTTGGGATAGTGTGTCAGGAAAGTCAATGATTTAGGGGAATACGGGATTGACTTTTTGTCTAAGTTCGGTCGATATTACAATGGGTAAGTGTTTCTGTTTAGGAATTTTGAAAGAATTTGCTACTAATAACCATTTAGTAGCTCTAAACTAACGGATACCACGATGTTGAACGTAGCTTCAGCCCATTCGTTGTTTTGTTCCGGGTTTAACCTCTCTTTTGTAAAATCAAGGGTTAAACAAACAGGGGTGAAAGTTGACAAAGCACTAACTGAGGAGGAGTACAAGCATGCTGTACTCACTTTGGATTCTATAGATCCTACTCGCGCACAATATTACGCTATGAATTACTAAAAGTATATATACGATGCGAGATAAGATGGACTATATGAATAATGCTGTTTGTTAGTTGGGGATTTGACTTCTAAGGTCAAGGGCAGTGTTGCCGCTTATAGGGGATTAGTATTGGATGTTTAATTTAATTAGGCCAGAGGATGGTACCAGAAGATGGCTTCTGGAGCTCAACCACGGCCTGATGTTCGATATTGAGTATGAAGTTCTGATAGTCGGAAACTTTATTATATAAATTCTTATATATTCTTATATACATTTATATTATCATATATAACTCGCCCAGTTTCGGGAGGTAACTCATAACCTCCTCGTTCCATCGGCTCTCTAGGCGTAGTAGAGCCCCCCC